CTTGAGCAAAATATTCAAATGGCTTTATCTAAAGGTGATATTAACCTTGAAGATGCTATTGATATTCGTGAGATAAAAAATATGAAACTTGCAAATCAACTTTTAAAAATGAAGAGGATTTCTAAGCAAGACAGAGAGGAGAAGATGGCTATGCAACAACAAGCTATGAAGTCTCAGCAAATGATTAAGCAACAAGAGATGTCTGTACAAGCTGCTCAACAAAAAGTTCAAATGGAAACTCAGGCTAAATTACAGTTTAGACAGGGTGATATTGCTTTTGAGATTGAGAAGATGAAACAAGAAGCTATGCTTAAATCTCAGTTGATGCAACAAGAGTTTCAAATGAATATGCAGTTAAGAGGTATAGATGCCGCAGCTTTAAGTAAAAGAGAAGACCAAAGAGAAAAAGCAAAGTCTGATAGAATATCTCAAGCTAATACTGAACAATCAAAACTAATAAATCAAAGGAAAAACAATTTACCTCCAATGACATTTGAGTCTAACGAGGATAGTTTAGATGGGTTTGACTTGTCACAATTTAACCCAAGATAGACCGTCTAAAACTATAATAATTTTTGTTTAACTTTGTATAAAATTAAATTTAATAAAATATGGAAATCAAAGTAAAAGCAGTAGGTGATGCTGAAGAAAAGTCTGTTCAACAAGTTGAGCAAGAATTATTGGACAAGCATCAAGAAAATAGCGGGAGTGAAGTCTCTGTAGAAACAAATGTTGAAACCACTAATACGGTAGAAGCACCTGACACAAAGACAGAAACACCTGAATTAAAAGAAGAAATTGAAACTCAATCCTCAGAGTTAAAAGAGGAAGACGTTCTTAAATTTATGGAAAGTAGGTACGGGAGAGAGATTAATTCATTAGACGAATTGAATCAAACTAGGAAAGAAGATGAACCCCTTCCCGAAGATGTATCCAAGTATCTACAATTTAAAAAAGAAACAGGTCGTGGATTCGATGACTTTGCAAAGATGCAAAAGAATTACGATGAAATGGAGCCTGATAGATTGCTAAGAGAATATCTAACTGCTACTGAAAAAGGTTTAGATGCTGAAGACATCACAGACCTTATGGAAGATTATCAATACGATGAAGACATCGATGATGAAAAGCAAATTAGAAAAATCAAATTAGCAAAGAAAAAGACTATTGCGAAAGCCAAAGACTTTTTTGAGAAGCAACAGGAATTATACAAGGTTCCCCTTGAGTCAAGTGGGAATTCAAATCCTGAAGCAGAATCAGAAGATTACAAGGCATATAAACAATACATAGCTGAAGCGAAGACAGTAGAGGAACGAAACTCACGAGCGAGGGAAGTTTATCTTCAGAAAACAAACAATGTGTTCACGGAGTTCAAAGGTTTTGAATTTACATTAGATGATAACAAAGTTTACTTTTCACCCGGTGATTCAAATGAGTTGTTAAAGAGTCATTCTAATCCTGCAAACTTTATTAAAAAGTATCAGGAAGAAGATGGTTCTCTTAAGAACGCAGAAGGTTACCATAGGTCACTAGCAATGGCAATGCATCCTGACAAGTTTGCAAAATTCTTTTATGAGCAAGGTAAGTCTGCGGCAGCAGATGAAACTATGAGAAAGTTAAAAAACGTAAATATGACTACTCGTACCGCTCCGGAAGTTGGAAGCACAAAATCAGGATTGCAAATTAAGTCTGTAACCAATGACCACGGTCGTGGGTTAAAGATTAGGAGTAAACGAAAATAAATGTTAAACTAAAAAAATACAAAAATTATGAGTGTATTAAACGTACCCGGTTATGACCTTCAACCAAGTGCACAAAGAGTGCCGTTGAAGTCTAACTACATTACTAACTTTGATTTCTTGAATCAGTATCTTCCTGATACTTACGAAAAGGAATTTGAAAGATATGGTAATAGAACAATCGCATCTTTCCTAAGAATGGTAGGTGCAGAAATGCCGTCTAACTCTGACCTTATCAAATGGGCAGAACAAGGAAGATTGCATACTAAATATGTAAAGTGTGAAACTGCTGCTGCTGCAGGTGCTGCTGAAGCTGATTTCGTAATCAGTGATGCAGGTAACCCTGCTTTCAGTGCAAGTAACAGTATCGCTATTAGAAAAGGACAAACTTTATTTATCTCTGATAATGCGGGTGGTGGTTCTGCTAAGGCAATTGTAACTGCAGTAGACTATGCTACTAAGACAATCAGTGTTGCATTTTATGACAACGCAGGTCTTCCTGTAGCAGGTGCAGGTCTTGAGTTCACAATTTTCATCTATGGTTCTGAATTCAGAAAAGGAACTACAGGAATGGAAGACTCTTTAGAAGCTGATGATTTCATCTTCGAGAACTCTCCAATTATCATCAAAGACAAATATGCAGTATCAGGTTCTGATATGGCTCAAATTGGATGGGTAGAAGTTACTACTGAAAATGGAGCAAACGGATACCTATGGTATATGAAGTCTGAGCACGAAACTAGATTACGTTTTGACGATTATCTAGAGACTGCAATGATTGAAGCAGTTCCTGCAGGAGCAACATCAGGTGCAGCAACTCAGGTTGTTGATACTCAAGTAGGTGATAAAGGTTCAGATGGTATCTTCTATGCAGTAGAAAATAGAGGAAACATTTGGGGTGGTGGTAACCCAACTACATTAGCAGATTGGGATACTATTATTTCTAGACTTGACAAGCAAGGAGCAATCGAAGAAAACGTAGTATTTGTAGATAGAGATTTCTCTTTCGACATTGACGATATGCTTTCTTTACAGTCTTCTAACGCAGCAGGTGGTGTATCTTACGGTCTTTTTGACAATGAGAAAGATATGGCATTGAACTTAGGATTCACAGGATTCCGTAGAGGTTACGATTTCTACAAGTCTGATTGGAAATATTTGAATGACCCAACAATGAGAGGTGGATTACCTACAGGTGCAGGGTCAGGTAGAGTTAATGGACTTTTAGTTCCTGCAGGTTCTACATCAGTATATGACCAAATCCTTGGTAAAAACGCTAAGAGACCATTCTTGCACGTTCGTTATAGAGCTTCAGAAACTGAAGACAGACGTTACAAGACTTGGATTACAGGTTCAGCAGGTGGAGCAGAAACAAGTAGCTTAGATGCTATGGAAGTTCATTTCCTATCTGAAAGAGCAGTATGTACTCTAGGTGCAAACAATTTCTTCTTATTCCAAGAGTAAGCAGATAAACTTTAAGGGGGGTGTCTTTAAAGACACTCCCTTTTTTTTAACTTTAATTAAATTTTATTATAATGAAAAAAACAAAAAACGTATTTGTTGATAAACAATACAAACTCACAAGAGACGTAGCACCACTTTCTTTTATGCTACCGACAAGACACTCAAGAAGATTTCCACTATTACATTTTGATGATTCAAATGGTACTAACAGAGAACTCCGTTATGCAAAAAACCAAAAGTCTCCATTCGTAGATGAGCAAGATGGTAACGCATTACTAGAGCCTGTTATTTTTGAAGATGGATTCTTATTTGTAAGAAAAGAAAATCAAGTACTACAACAATTTTTACATTACCATCCATTGAATGGTAGTAAATTTATTGAGGTAGATAAAGCAAAAGATGCTTCTGAAGTTGTAGAACAACTTATGGTTGAAGCAGATGCTATGGTTGAAGCAAAGAAACTAAGTACAGACCAATTAGAAAATGTCTGTAGGGTTTTATTCAACACTAATGTAGATAAGCTAACTACTGCAGAAATGAAAAGAGATGTTCTAGTATTCGCTAGAAACAATCCACAAGACTTTCTAGATATTTGTAATGACCCTGAATTAAAAATTATGGGAACTGTGCAAGGATTTTTTGATAAAGGGATTCTAACGTACAGAAAAAGTAAAAAAGAAGTATGGTTTAACACACCAACAAACAAGACCAAAATGATGAACGTACCCTTTGGTGCTGATGGATTAGATTTGGTTGTTTCTTATTTACAATCCGATGATGGTATTGAGGTTCTAAAACATTTAGAAACTGTATAATACAGTATTATAAGAAATATCAGGAGACCTCTTCATTTTGAAGGGGTCTTTTTTTTTTAGTTATCTTTGTAGCAAAAGAATTACAGATGATAAATTCAGTACGACAAACAGTGATGTCAATCCTGAATAAAAATAATTACGGATACATATCTCCGTCAGATTTTAATTTGTTTGCCAAACAAGCACAATTAGATTTATTTGAAACATATTTTTATTCTTACAACTACCAATTGACGAAGGAAAATGCTAGACAATCGGGTACAGGATATGCAGATATTACAAAAGGTTTAGAAGAAGTTATAGATACTTTTTCAGTTACTCTCCCATTGTTAAATGGTGGAGGTAACAACTATTTTCTACCATCTCTAAATACGACTAATAATGATTATTATTTAATTAATAAAAATTTAGTATACAATAAAGAATTAGCAGAAGGAACAACAACTGCAACTAATGGTGGTGGTGTTTTAGTAGAAGATAGTACTGCAGATTTTATAACAGATGGTGTAAGTGTTGGAGATATTGTATCGACTGTTACAGGAGGTGTTACATACAATACTGTTGTAGTATCAATAGTTAATGCAACTCAACTAATTGTTGCCACAACTGTTGGTGCGATTGTTTGGAATGCAATAGGGAAAACATACAACATCTATTCTGTTAATGATATAAAAGAAGCTGAAAAAGTAACACATACTAAAATAACAATGTTAAATAATTCATTGTTAACGAGACCAAATCTTACCTACCCTGCTTACGTTCAGAACGCAGCATTGGTCGAGATTTTCCCAAATACTGTAGATGGTATTGGACAATTAGTGTCTCAGTATATTAG